AGGAAGAAGATTAAACGCCCGAAGGTTCTTGAGACTAAAGTAACAAAAGAAAAAGAAAAGAAACCAGCTAGAAAAATTAAGTATGCTGAACCAACTGTAAATAAAGCAGGGAAGACAGTGCAAATAAAGTATGAGCCAGATGTTGATGTGAATCGACCATACATAAGGCACTTTGAGGGAGAGCCAATTAGCAGGCATGAGACTAGGCCATCTGCTATGCATGGTCTCAGCACAATGGATGAGGCTAAAGCTGCAGAGGTTATAAGAATACAAGAGGCTAGGATAGCTAGGCTAGAAGGGAAGGCTGTTACCCAAGCAGAAAAGGATGCTAGGGCTACAGGTAGGATAGAATCAGCTAGGACAGCAGCAGAAGACTTAGGTGGTTCCGTAAGGGAGATAAGAAAGTTAGATATAAACCAACAGCCCTTACCGTCTGCAACGCATACCATTATTATAGGTCGGCCTAATGTAAAAACTGATTCTCCTGGTGAGACTAGGTTTGTTAATGAGGTTTTAGAAGAAGAGGATATGCACCCAGTTACTGTCTCTTATGAGATAAGAGAGATGAGAACTAAAGATAGGACTAGACCACAAAGATTTTCAGAAAACGACACATCTAGAGAAAAGTTTAATACTTTTACACCATTCGTAGCAAGCACTAAAAAAGATGCCCTTGTATTAAGCCAATCTATCTATGCTAATGCACAAAAATTCCACAGGTTTTTGCAGAACGAGGTATCCTTACAAAGGAATCCAATGTCTCTAAGCTTGGGATTGATAAACGATGCCGAGGCATTTGAATTTCAGAAAGCTTACCAAGGCCTTATTAGGCAAGAAAAAGCAAAAGAAACCAGAAGGAAAAAGCTTACTACTGAACAGAAAAATAGCATAGAAAGATGGGAGCAAAGGATACAGGACTTGCAGACTGCTGACGGTAGGTCGTTTAAGTCTACCATAGTTCCAGGAGAGATGGGTGAAGTAACTCTTGATTCCTTTAACGACAGCCTGCAAAAATGGATTGATCAGCTTGAAGATACTGGCGCAGATACTACTGCCTTAAGAGAAGTACTGGCTAATAATAAAAAAAAAGTAGATAGGCCTTCGGAAGTAGTTGGCCCTATAACTCCTCCGATAGAAGCATACGCCGGTGAAACAGATCTTGAGTTTAATGAAAAGACAAAACAAATTATAGATGATTTCTTTGATATCCTAGAAGATAATGATGCTGAAAGCATTCAAGCAGAATGGATGGAAGAAGCTATAGATATATATCAGTTAAGGGGAGATCCGGATGAGGCGCTGATTGAGTGGGGCGATAAAGTAATCACTGCTTCTGAGTATTTTGATGAGAGGTGGGATGCATTGAAGAGAAAAGGTCCAGGGTTTGAGGAGCTACTTTGGCAGGATGAATCAGGGAACATAATACTAGATGCAGGTCATGATTATAGATTAAGGTGGATATTTGATCAAGGCCCTGTAGTGATGGAAGACGCTGCTCCGCCCCTTGAATTCTACCAACAGAAAGAAGGAGAAGACGTTAAGGATTACACGCAGAGAGAGGGCGAGAATAGAGTTTATCCATTCGAGGACACATATATATCCCGCATTGATGGGGCATGGTATGAGGTTGATTCCGATGGTGATCCAATTGATAATCAGCCCCCCGGAATTCCTCCCATACCGATTGGATATACAAGGGTAGAGGCAGAGGCGAAACTTAAAGAAAAAGAAGACCCAACTCCAGTGCTAACTAAGGCAACAGAGATGCTCGATGAGCTAAAGGGTGCAACTGTATTAGATGTAGAAGGGGAAAAGGTTTTAGCGAGACGTTTAGAAAAAGGCGAAGTTGCTCGTGATGTAATAGATCGTCTTAATTCTCAGCTTGATAAAGGAGAGAAGTTAGAGGTCTCTCATGTCGGGGCTACTGATATAGGGTTTGGACGCGAGACTAATGATAACTTACGCCGTATGGATATGGAGGTTAATTTAGGGAGCTTGCTTGGAAGGGGTGGTATAGATGGGATATCTCCATCTGATCTTGAAGAAACACAGATTAGCCTTGCTGAAGGTAATAATTTCCTAACGGGTGCTGGCAGTGGTTCTAATATATTAGTTTTACATCGTATTCCAGATGAAGCAACCTCTAAAGCAGGGGAAGAATTCACTGGCCCTGTAGCAGAAGACCATACAATTGAGAACTGGAGACAGGCTATACTTCTTGGTCGCCCCGATATTATTTATATATTTGGTGAGTCATCGAGAGGAGATTTTGTTGGCAGGGATTTCACAAATATGCCTGGCTATGAATTGGTTGGAGAGATGGACCAACAAGGGAAAATTGCTTCAGAAGTCTTTACTGTATTTAAGAAGGTTCCTATTAGCACGATCAAAGAGGTGCCTGGGAGAGTAATATCCAGAGACAAACAAGAAGAACTTGAAGAAGTTGATAAGATTATTTCTCTTCCACTAGAAAAAGAAAGAAGGAACAAAGCGGAAAATGAAGAGAATTTTTCTGAGATGTTGGCAGAGATAGATTGGGGGTTGAAAAATGTTCCTGAAGTTGCTGCATTAGAAATACAAAAGGACATTGATGAATCAGACGTAGACGATTTAGATCCTCCAGAAGATTGGAATCCGGGTGATGACTTCAACGCTTTGTTTAATCTTGTAGCAGACTACCATAGAAAATTACCAGATATAGAAATACCAGATAGCTTGGTTGTGGCTGATGATGGAACTATACATATAAACCCAGATATATTAGATAGTGTTGGTTATGACACAACTGATATTAGAAGCGAATTGGGAATGCTTCTTAAGGCGGATATCCTACCTTTTAGAAAGACTCCAACAGCAGGCCTAATGGAAGATGTAGATAATGACCTAAAGCAGATGCTAAAGGATAGAGACTATCAGTTATGGAAGGAAAAAAAGGATAGAGGCAAACAAAAGACAGAGGATAAGATAGACCCTGATTATATCCTTGAGAATGAGAATCCAGCAGAGCTTTATGCCAAGCTATCTGCTACGTTATCACAAGGTGGCTACTCTGCCACTGAAGTTAAAAGTCTAGCAGCTAATATTAAGGCTGCCAATCCAGACTTTAAATACAATCCCAAAGGAAAGAAAGCAGACATTACCGCTTCCATAATGGAGTGGTATACCAAGCCTATGGATGAAGAGTATGTTGGTACTGCTGAGGATCAGAGGGAGTATGAGGATACAGATAACGATGATATAGTAGAGTCTAGAAGGCTAGATTCTAAACCAGACTTTCTATCTCCAGATAGAGCAACATCAACTATAGGCAAAGCTGTTAATAATATCTTTGGGGAAAGAATAGGAAGACGCATGTTGTCGATAGGATTTATTAACTTAATAAACTCCTCAACAGCAAGAGAAATGGGGGCATCCTCTACTGCACAGGCATTTGTCTCCAGAAAGAATGGGGCTATATATTTTATATCAGATAGGATAGGTTCTGATATGGATGAGAACTCTGTAAGAGGGCTTATGTTCCATGAGTTAGGGGTACACCTAGGAAAGGATGTATTCAGTGGTACTGAGTGGAATACAGTTCTTAACGAGGTCTATAGCCTTAGTAAGGCTAATGATCCTATAGTAAATGCAGCTGTCGCTAGGGTAATGAAGGCCTATGATTTTAAGTATATAGATAGTGGCCCACCATTTGTTCCTGGAAAACCCCATGTTAATTTTCAAGGTAGGCGTGAGTTTTGGGAAGAGGTTCTTGCCCATGTGGTAGAGATTAAACAACCAGGCCCAATCATCGTAAACAATAAGCTAACCGATAAGATTAGGAATGCATTTAGAAAATTCTTTAACAAGATTTTCAAGGCGTTTGGAGGTTTAGGTGAAACCTATGTTTATACAGGCACTGAACCATCCGTTACTATAGATGACCTAGTTAATTTGGTTGGCTATGCTACCACCCAAGCAGGGGTTATTGGGCTAGAAAGACATGGCGATTCAAAACTAATGTCTAAGTTTAGAGACAAAAAGAGAAGGGAGTTTTTAGAAGGTTCTAAAGTTAAAGATCTTATGTATCATGGAACTAAGCGTGACTGGACTCATCCTTTTATAGAGCAAACTGAATTAGGTCTTCACGTAGGTACAGCATTAGCAGCTATTGAAAGAGTTACAAAAAGACGACACTCTTTTCTTGAAAAAGACCAGATTCCTTATGGGGATGTTGAAGTAAGGGCTTTCGAGCCAGGGTGGGAGCGAAAGATATCTGATAAAAATTTAGAAAATATTTATCTTGATTGGGGTGAGTTATCAACGGAGACCCTTTCGCCTGGAACATCGTATCCAATGGGTAGGAGGTATACAACCTTTTACGATTCTGCATCAGTTAAGCAGGGATATGTAAACATACAAAATCCTATGTTTGTTAGTGTAGACATAGGAGCGTGGGATACTCCATATGGTTGGAACAACGAGGCTCTTAGGGTTTTGTCTGGCGACACACCAGCATATCTCGGCAAAGATGGCACTAATAAAAACATAAAAAGTATTATACCAGCGGATGAAGATGTATGGGTTAAGATTTCTAACTTGGCTAGAAAACATATGCGTGTTTCAATGGAAGAGCTAAGCTGGGTTCAGCAAAGTGGGAAGACATTGGGAGAGGAGTGGGGAATATCAAAGGGTGATGCCTTTGCTATTGCTGAACCGAAAGACTTTGAGAAAAAACTTAGAGAGCTTTTAATTTCAGAAGGCTATGATTCTATAGAGTATACTAATGACGCAGAAGATGCTGGAAGAACAAGCTATATTTTGCTTAGTGATAATCAATTTAAATCTATTGATGACTTAGCTTATGATTCGGGGGTTAGTATCTTCTCTACGAAGAAGGGTATATCTGCTACCACTAGCTCCAACATACAGGAATCCAGAAGGGTTGAAAGGGAATCATTTAAGGAGGTCGCTCTTAGTAGGATAGGAAATGCCAGGGCTAGCTCTATATCTAATTGGATTCAAAGGCGTGTAGAGCCTCTCATGACTATACCTGGGTATGATATGCTTGAGACTGAGAGGATGCTGGCTAAGGGTAGGATAGGAGAGTGGGCTAATACAGGCAGGATTATATTTGACATCTTAAACAATGCTAATACCGCAGAAAGAAAGGCTATCTTTAAATACTTTACTACTCGTGACGCTGATCCTAAAATGCTTTCTGATAGGAAGGTTGAGTTTGCTGAGAGGCAGACTATACTTAGGGGAAGAACACCAGGAGATAAGGATGTAACTAAAACAGAGAGCTTAAGGGAGAGGGTTGTAAAGACTAAAGAACTTATTGCTAAAATGGGGCAGAATTTAGTCGATGAAGGATTTATAAGTAACGAACAATACAGCGAGTGGAAGGAAAGGTATTTACCTAGGGTATACCTAGAGCATGTCTTGGGTGGCACTGATAAGGCTGGCTTTGGTTTTAGAATGTCGCCACTTACTTATACTAAGACTAGAAAAGAACATGAGAAGTTCATGAAAGACTTAGTGTCTGGTCGCATAGACGATCCAGGTTTCCTTTCTTCTAGGTATGTGTCGATGGCTGGTGCTGACATGGCTATAAAAAGCTACCTTGATTACATTGCTAGCGATCCAGGAAATAATAAATGGGTTCTTCCTGGCCAGATCATGACGTTCAAGAAGATGAAGGGCACTGCTGATTACTTTAAAGAGTTAGCTAGGGAGATTGATTTTCGTGCTGGCTTTCTGGAGAAGAAAGATCCAGCTAAGGCCAAACAAATGGAGGCCCTCTCCTCTGAAATGAAGGAAGAAGCTGAGACTGTTGACTCAAGGTTAAGGGGGGTGGATACTAGCAAGTACACAAAGGTACCTGACTCTCCAAGGTTTGGTGCAATGCGTGGCCTTTATGTAATGAAAGATATCTGGTCAGACATAAATGGGTTAGGTATAGCTGGCAATCCAGCGTGGGGTGGCCTTCTTAAGTGGAGTGGTAGGGCGCAGAAGGTATTTAAATACACCAAGGTACCCATGAATATACCGACCCAGATTAGAAATATTATATCTAATACTATATTAATGAATGTATCTGGTACCAATTTTCTTAAGATTCCAGGTGTGGTAAGCCAGGCTGTGTATGATGTATCTCATAATGGGAAGTATATGCAACTTGCCAGGAAGTATGGCTTGGAAAGTACTACGTTTGCATCTGAGGAATTGGTTAGGATAGATAGGGAATTAGCTACGGTAAAAGCTAGGGGTAATTCTTTTGATGGGATGTGGGCTAGGCTTAGTGTATTCTTTGATAAGTATCTTGATGTAGGTGGTCGAGCTTATCAAAAGAGTGAGGTATTATTTAAGGTTGCTAAGATGATAGACCTCATGGAGAATCATGGTAAGGGTGAGGCGGAAGCAGCTAAGCTAGCTAACGAAGCGTTGCTAGACTATAGTAATGTATCTCAGGGTATTAGAATGCTGAGAACTATGCCTTTAGGTTCTCCTTTTATTACGTTTAATGTTAAAGCAGCAGCTCAGATGGTAAGGAATATTAAACAACATCCTCTTGCTACTGCTAAGTATGCAGCTATCCCGTATCTATTTGCAGAGATGTTCCTATCTCAGAATGATGATCTTGATGACGAAGATTGGGATGCATTGATGGCGTTCTTGCCTGATTATATGGAGACATCTTTTAGTACTATGGTATTCCCTACTAAGAATGAGCAGGGTAAGTGGGAAGCTATTGATATAAGTTTCTTCTTACCTTGGGGTGCTCACTTGAATCTGGCTAGGGATGTGTATAAACAAGAATGGGGAAATGCGGTATCAGGTACTGGTATGTTCGCTGGGCCTTGGGAAATCTTTGGAGCGTTAAAACTTAACGAAGATCCATTTACTAAACAACCTATATTCAATGAGTTTGATCCGCCTATGCAAAGGTACCAAGATATGTTAGGTTACTTAGCATCCTATATGGTGCCTCCAATGCTTATGCCTAGAAATAGAGCTGGTGATATTATTACTGGTGGCGGTCCATTGTGGAAAACCATGATGGCTGCTGATTTTATTGATGGCAATGTGGGTAGGGATGGTCTTCCAAGATATACAATGCCTAATGCTTTGTTGTCTTGGTTAGGGGTTAGTGTTCAGCAGTTAGGAAGGGAGGATGTAATTAAGAAAGGATACTACAAACAAAAAGATTTAGATAATATAAACAAAAGATTTCTAAGGATGATTAATGAGCCAGCTTATGCAGGCAACAGTGCTGAGGCTATAGAAAAGAGAAAAGAATTAAGACAGCAATACATGGAACACTGGCTAAAGAAATATAAAGAAGGTGTAGAGTGGGCAGAACATTTAAAAAGCTTGGAGAAACTTTTTAGTGAAGATAAAAAAACCTAAGCTAGTAGAGGTAGAGTGGGTAGATATATTCGCAACCTCTGGTTGGGAGAAACTTGATGAAGTTAATCCTCCTGTGTTGCATACCTATGGTTATCTAGTGTTCAAAGATAAGGATACTATTAAGGTTGCGTCTACTAAGGATGAGCATGGTGAGTGGTTTGCAACTCATGCATTTCCTAGGGGATGTGTTAAAAAAATACGCCCCCTTTCGGGGGCGCTAATTGAATTACCCAAAAAACAAGTACACAATAATACCACTAACCAGAATGTAACAAAGATACCAGGATAGTAGTTCTATTATGGTTCTAAACATCTATCATTCCATCTTTCTACTGCTTTCTTTTTCTCTCCTTTATGATCTGGATTAAAGAAGAAGCTTACCTTGCATGGTAAACACCCCACTAAGAATGTTCCTATCTGACTTAACCCACCACAGAAAGGACACTTCTTTAATTTACTCATTAATATTTCCTCGTTAGTTTGCGTTGAGTGATTGAGTGAATCTCGTCATAGTAACCTTCTCCATCCAATCCTTTTAGTGAAACCACTCCTCTCCACCAGTTATACTCTGTGTCTCTGCACCAGCTTTCAGAGTAGTGTGGATGTGAGTAGCACCCTGCAGATAGTCCGAAGATTTTTTGTCCATCTGGTCTAGTTTGTTCTGCATGATTATACAAGTGTGAATGTCCTTGCACCGCTGAGCAGTGCAGTTTAGATACTAAATGAAACCCTACATGAGTTGAGCTTATAGGCCTACCAGCTATACCAGATGTAAAGTAATGAGAGAACATAATATTCTCTATTGAAAGACAACTCTTAAATGGTGTTACCTTCCATCCATACTTTTCATATTGTAAGTCACTTAATCCTATTGCTCCTTCCAATTCTGGTGCTGAGTTAACAGCTCTCTCTATCCTGTCTTCATGATTGCCAAGACACATGTGTAGCTTGGGCTTGTATTGCTTCTCCTTCCTTTTTCTTTTTGATTCATTGAATTTTTTTATAGGTGCAAAGAGTTTTTCTTGTGCATCTATAACAGATAGGATGTCTTTCTTATATCGTCTACCTTCAAATCCTTTAGTGCCTTTATCATAAGATGATAAGCTAGGCATATCTCCAAAGTCTCCTAAGCAAACTATTATATCTGGTTGTTGTTCTATTATAAAGTTACCAAGAGCTGAGAATCTTTTGTTGTCATATCCAGGTGCAGCATGACAGTCAGGTATAATCAGTAAGTCTTTTGGTTCCTTATTTTTCATAGTAATGTTTCCATAGCATGTTTAACTATACTGTGTGGGTACTCCTTGCGAATGCCTAAAGTTACAACATTATTATTAAGAGAAACAACGTGGTGGTTGTTGCTCGATCTACGAATAGTTGCACCCTTTTTCTTTAATAACTTTAAGAAGTCTTTACTTTTGATTGGGTGTTTCATATTGCACATATCCCTGTCATGCATTGTTCGTCACTGTTATCCTCATAGATAACACCTCTCTTTGAATGAGCTTCTTCATAATCACAAGCGGTTATTGGTTGTCCACCTCTGCTACCTTCGGGGTATAGAGTTAACCCTCTTAGACCATGTGCATACTTAGCTACTACACTGGAAAACTTTCCTAGTGTATCCTCGTTATTTAATTCGGAGCCATAAGGAGGAAGATTAAGAGTAGAACTAATAGCATGGTCAACATACTTCTGTAATTCATATTGAAACTTTATTCTCCTTTCTGGATCAGCTGCTAAATCTATAGCTGATTCTATCTCATCTTTATTAATGCCTTGATCTATAAGATTCTGAGCAGCACCATCTATTACGAACTGATGCTTCCACTTAGTTCCTTCTTGTAAGTATCTCCTTTTATAAGCCACCGCGTAGATGGGTTCCACTCCCGAGGTGGTGCCAGCTAATATTGAGATTGACCCTGTCGGGGCTATAGCTCTGTATCCTTTAGGCCTGCTCAAGAAGAACCTATCACAGTGTTCATTGGCAGCTTTCTCAGATTCATCTCTATAAATCTTAAGCCATTTCTTTAGCTCATCATTCATCTCATATTTATAACCAGACTTAAGTAACCATTCATGCATTCCCATTAAGCCTAGACCTAGTCGTCTATTCTTTTGCCTAACTTCTTCTACCTTTGTATAAGGTAGGTGTGCTCTTATAGTTCCGCATACTAGAAATTTAGAAGCCACGTTAACAACATCCTTAAATTCTTCTAGGTTTTCTATGCGTCCCATGTTGATACTTCCTAAGTTACACACGTCTGAGTCTGTCGAACTTGTTATCTCCGTGCAGGCGTTACGTAAGGTTTCGTTTTGTTTCTCTCCGAAATTAAAACTAAACCCTGGCTCTCCTGTTATCATGGCCTGCTTGCAGTTCTCTATAAAAACATCAGGCATCCTACCTTCTCGTATCTCTTTAAGAAATTCATCGTCATAATTTAAAGAGATGTTCATCATATCAAGTGGTGCGGGATGGTTAAAATCATTACGCTTAACATCTGCTAAGGATAGATCTGTGCCCGGAACCTTAAAGTCGTGCCAGTTTTTAATCCTTAGAAAATCTAATGCGTCTTCATGTTGCCAGTTTAGGGAACCGTACATAGCTGATCGCCTCGACCCCCCTTGCATAACATTGCGACCCACCTCGTTTATGACACTTAGGAGAGGCAGTGGTCCTGAAGCTACGCCACCCGTCCTTCGTAGTGGCCTCCCACTTGGGCGAGCAATACTTACATCTACACCAATACCACCTCCTGTCATCAAGCATGACATGGCTCTTTGTGTTACTCCTGACCATTCTTCTCTTGAATCCTCCATTAATCTTAGTAGATAACAGTTGTTCCAATAGCTGGCATCTCTACCTGCGTAGTAAATATACCTACCTCCTGGTAAAAATTTAAACTCTGTTATAACTTTAATAAGATAATCCCTATCTGACTTAGACATAATAGGCATATCTTTTCCGTTGCGTGTCCCGCATACATCGTTAACAATGGTATGCGCTCTATCTCTCCATGTCTCAAAAGTATTAGAGGCATATTTATTTCTGAATGTGGTTGCTCCTAGTTCAGTGTTGAATTCAGTCATTTATATCTTCCTTGTTAATGCCTGTGCTACCAAATCCTTTCTCTCCTCTTTCATAATGAGAGATTGAGTTGGCGTTTAAAGATGGCGTTTCGTATTTGCTAAATACTAGTTGAGCAATTCTATCTCCTTCTGATATGTCGAATGGTAGATGCCCTAAGTTAGCGAGCAATACTTTAATCTCCCCCCTGTAATCAGGATCTATAGTTCCTGGGGAATTTAAAACAAACACCCCATACTTACCGGCAAGGCCACTCCTTGATCTTATCTGACCTTCCATTCCTTCTGGCATTTTTAACTTTATACCAGTACCAATTAGCTTCCTATCTAATGGACGTATAACTTCATCTTTAGTAGCAAAGAGATCATACCCTACTGCCATTTGGGTAGCCCTTCTAGGCATAGAGTAGTTATCTTTAGTAGGTTCTATTATAACATAGTCTTTAGGTTCATACCTATCATACTTTTCCAACATTTATGTACCTCTCTTTAAGATTGTTATCTTGTGCATATTTTATATACTCATCTATAGTTACACCAGAATGCTCTAGGAATGTTTCCTCCCATGATTGAGTACTTTCTTCCGAGCCTTTCTTTCTACTCTGGTATATTACTCTAGCTAGTTTATAAATAATCTCGTCAAATAGTTCTCCTTTAGAATGGTATGTCATCAGCTGTTACTTGTTCAGCTATGTCAGACACGGCATTCTTGACTTCAGGTGATACCTCTTTCTTATATTCTGGAGGAGTTTCTACTTCTTTGTAAGCGTCAGGACTATTAATCATCTGTAACATAAAACCTTTTATGTCTGTAGTATATTTTTCCACACCATCTTTGCCAGTATATTTTCTATAATCAATTGATCCTTCTACATATAAATTAGTACCTTTAGTTACATAAGAGTCTACTACATCTGCTTGTTTACCATAGAATATTACCTTATGCCAATCAGACTTCTTATACTCTCCGTAACCAGACTCAGTTACCATATCTACTTGTGCAATCTTGTTACCATTCTTGGTTGATCTAATGGTTGGATCTTTCCATACGTAACCAAGTAAGATAGCTTTATTAACTCCCTTCATAATGTTTCTCCGGCCAGTATTGTTTAACGTTCTTCCATAGGGTTAGTGATGAACTAAATATTTCCCAGTACCTTTCAAAGTTTTCTTTATCCCACTCATGGAATACTGTTAGTCCTGGGTCGGTTGCGCTAATAAATATATTAGCCATTCTCCTAACGCTAGCTTCTCCAGTATCGAGGTAGCTTTTTTCTACACCAGTTACAGCATATGCCATAAGCTGGTAAGCCATAGACTCATAAGCTAACTGTTTATGATCAGCTCCAAACTCTTTTGTCTTAAAGTCTATTGCCCATTCATCAGATATTAAATCTACCATACCACCATAGCCAAGCTTTGGTTCAGAGAATGTAACCTCTGATTGCCACTCCTGTTCACCACAGTTTATATCTAACAAGGACTTAACAGAATTAAAGATAGCCTCGTCTTCTCCCCTAGGCTCTTCCTCCTGTTTAAACGATCTCTCTAGCATACTATGAATCCTTGTTCCTCTTTCAGAAGCATCTTTAGATTCTTTTCTAGAGTCAGCGAGAATTCTTTTTGAGTACTCAGAATCTGTTTCATTTATATATCTTGGTAGATTAATGGCGGCGTTAATAGCCTTATTAATTTTCCATTGATCAAGCCCAGGTTTAGCTAGTATATCTAAGACAGATGTAACTGAAGGCATCCACCCATGTTTTCTAGCATCACGTAGGGTAGACGCCCTAAGCTTACCGTTCTTACTAGGCACATAGTGTTGAGGGTTTCCCTCTCTATCATACCAATGCATTACTTTCTCCTATTTATCTGCTGTATGTAACTTAGTTACTGGTGCTTTCTCTCTTTCCTCAAGCAAAGCATCGTATCCCTCTGGTGTAGCCCATGATGCAGGGTTCTTATCCTTATCAAAAGCTTTAGGATGATATAAATATCTCGCTATTCCCCACAAAACTCCGGCCCTTTTTAGTGAGTCACTTATCCCACCTTTTGCCGATTCAATTTTAGTATCATCAGCACCATCAGATTTAGCAATCCAATCATCTCCTATCTTACAAACTAAACTACATATCATTCTGTCTCCTATAAAATCATAGCCAACTTGCCAACCAGCTATACCAAAGACAGCATCTAGTCTATCCATTACATCTCTTGCATCTATATAGGCTAAGTCTTGATTGCCACCACCCTTTCTCCATTTAATTTTAACAACAGGGAAAGGTCTCTTAAGTTGTCGCTCAATTTCCTTTATGGTTTGAGTCATCTTTTTCCTCTCTTTGAAGTTTAGATTTTTTCTCTAGGTTATCCAACCATTCCTCATACTCTTGTTCGTACTGCTCTTGTTCTTCCAGTGTCATCTGCTGTTGCTGTTGATCTTCTGTTGGAACATACTCCATTTTATAATCAGACATGTTGCATCTCCGGTTGGGGGTAGTATATACCCGCACTAACTAAAACTGATTCAACTTGATCCATGTATTCTCCAAACTGTGCTACTGTTAATCCTGAAGTTTGTATTGGTACTGAGTGCGTCTCTCCTTTAAGGCTCGTGACTTCCTGCATACCTAAAACTTCCATAATCATTATGGTATGTAGCTCGTTAACAGTATACCCAGACTCATTGGATGCTTGCCTTATCATGTGCCAGTACCTATTGTTCTGGTCTATTGACCTTTGGTTCTTGTTACTGTATGGTCTAACTATAACCTCTACCTTACCACTTGTCAAGTCTAAAGAATCTATATACCTGGAGCAGTCGTTCTTAGATTCTAAACTATCTATCTTAAACTTTTTATTCTTCACTATAATTCCCATTACCCCTCCTCAAAGGTTAATTACTATTATATCACACTTTATTGCTTTGTCAATAGTCTGTAAGCACCATCTCATTTGCGTCTCCTTATCTATCTCTCCGCTATGGCATTCAGCATGGTGTTCATAGCACACTGGCAATGTAAAGTAGTCAGGTACTTTCTTTCCCATGCCTGATCCAAGCGCTAGAATTCTTAGGTGGTGGGCTTGTGATTCTTTACCACAGTATATGCATGGTTGTTCTGCCACCCACTTTAAATATTTTTTATTCTTCATCTCATTTTCCTAAACGCTTTGTGTAATTCCATCTCCCATTCTTGTATACTAGATATAAGAGTATTAAAATAATTATATTTAATATGTCTTAGGTATTTCTTTTGGTATGCATCAGTAATATCTATATCTTTAAATATATATCTTGATCTCGCTCTATCGCTCATTGATCTAGTACCAACACCAAGACATACATCACATTTATATATACTATCATACACTCTTACCTCTTTTCTTCCATTACATTTAGGACATACAGCTGGGCTTAGTGATTCATCTAAAGCTAAGTTAACTATAGTAACTAAATCCTTTCTTGTTATACTCTTATGCCACTTAGTTTTTAGAGCGAGCCCATACAGAATCCTTAAAATCTCATCCCTCCAGTTGTATTCCAAAGCATACTTAAGCCTTGCATATTTGGATGCATCTCTACTTGCTTTAGATAATGCAATGCAAACATCAGTCCAAGGAACTCTGTTGCTAGGCCCCCAGATACTGGGCGACTTAACCGTAAGAGACTTCAGCGATTCTAAACCTGACATCGTTATATATTTCCTTGTATATTTTTGTTGTTGGGTTCATGTCTCCTGTTAATCCTCCTGATTCAGTATAATTTTTAAACATTGCACATGCCACCTTGTTAACAGAACACCTCTTGTACCAACTGCATCCAGCACACGGTGGTTCTTCGCTCTTGATGGCCCTAAGTATATTAAATGTTGATCTATTCATTCATTTTATCCTCCTTTTTGGCCAGATTTTGTGGCTATTGTTAAAGGCCTGACCTTATGGAGGGGGCAATGGGTAAGTTCACATTCTTCCACCTGTTTGCGCCAAGTTCCCTTGACATAAGAGTCATATATACAATCTTTACACATAGCATTGATAGCTTTTCTAAGACTCATCGTCTTTTTCCTGTAATTTATTCATAAAATCCTTTGCTCTAAATATTATTAAGGTATCTTCAAATGAAGAACCTTTCTCTTTCAAGAATACTACGGGAGTCTTGCCTTCTCTTGATGAGGCAATTGCCTGAGCCATAGCATCCTTAATCCATAGTGGTATTTGCTTTCTATATTTACATTCAATAGAAAGATAATCACTTGTTACATCTGGTGAGTCTCCTCTTGTTCTTCCTGTTACTGGAACTCTAAGCGCCTGGTCTCCCAGCTCACTTAAAAAAGAACCGACCCACCTCTCAAATTTTTTCCATGTTTTATCCATTGTAAAATTGTGGAGGTATCTCCTCTGCTGCCCTTAGTGGCAAATGGTAGGTTCCCATTCTCCAGTTATAGGTAAGCTCTCCAGTCCCACGCTTACCATCTTGCCTAAACCTAATCTTCTCAACGATTACTTCAATGGAACACCCTTCCTCCTTAAGAAGATCTCGCCATATTATTATACCGTTGTCAGACTTATCCCTCCATCTTGCCGACCCACTAATATCATACAAGGTAGGAACAGGATACTTTCCATTCTTGTCTCTATATAACTTAGCAGGGTGAGCAACAACCCATATATGTATACCATATCTCCTGCCAAACTGCCTTATTCTCTTTAATGCTATAGAAATATACTCTGTTTCTGTTTGGTTACCTGATCTTGTATGTTCAAGTTCATTCCAGGGATCAATGACTAATCCTCGTATCCCTTTTGTTAAGACCAGCCTCTTCGCGGCTCCTAAAATAACATCAAGCGACCACTCCTTGTCATCGCTAGGAAGTATCCAAGTGAAATGTTTAGTAAGCCATTTCTTTCCTTGATCTAATTCTTCCCTGCTCATTCTTGGTGTTGGCCCATCACTGAATGGTTGGCCTATATATTTTTCTAATACCCTAGCCATATGATCTTCCAATGGTTGGTTCTCTGGTGAGAAAATAGCAAAGTTCCAGCCATGCTTTTTAGCTATGTTCACCATTACAGCATCCATCCAATTTGATTTCCCACTACTAGGAATCCCAGTAACAACTGTGAATGCTCCTGGTCTTACCAAATAATAAGGGTCTATAGTACTCCATCCAGTGCTTACTCCTTTTTCTACACCTCCATCATATAATCTATCTATTGATTCTGTGAGATTGTCTGCATTGTAAGTACCCGCTATTGGATATGGCTTAGCATGTGATATGCATTCAGAAAGAACAGTCTTGCCATACTTAACGAGTACTTCATTAGCATCTTTACATCCTTCAGGCCATACAACCTTATGACATTTATCCTTACCTAATCTCCTAGATAATTCTTCTTCCAGTTTATTTCCTGGCTCATCATTATCTACTGCTATAATAAATTTTTCTACATTCTTAAATTTTTCTGAATGTAACCAAGTATCATTAAGGTAATCAAACTTAGACGAATAGTCCGTGCTGTTAACAGGAGGAGCACCGTCAGGTACACTCAGACAGGTTCTAATACCAGCTTCCCATAAAGATAGCTTGTCTATTTCTCCTTCTACTATAACAACATTTATATTCTCTCCTTCTATATCATCTATACCATAGAAGCAACGTTGTGCGCCAGCCTCTAACCTAAAGTTTTTCTTATGGTCACGATATTTAACATTGATTAACTCACCGTTCTTATAGTAAGGGAATGCAATAGCCATAGTAAAATCCTCTAGCTGTGGCATATATACTTTCCTCTCACCTATATCTGTTTCAACTAATGTAGTCTCACTTATACCCCTATCCTTAAACCATTTAACTATAGTAGATTTTAAATTAGTTGCAGGCAATGGATCAGGCTTAACATACTTAGGCTTACGCCAGTGTAGCGCTGATGGCCCGACATTATCTCTACCATTTGCCAATGTGCCAGCCCATCCGCAATGATGACACAACCAAATCCCCTCATCTATATTAACAGACAGGCATGCAGCTTTCTTCTTCTTCCTTTGGGAAGAACAACTAGGACATTGGGTATGAACTTGGCCAGACCTACCCTTACTTGGTAACCTAATACCAAAGTCCTCAAATGTTTTCATTTACTTCCACCATAATTTAATATCTCCTCCCCATCTCCATTGTTAATGATATCCGACGCCTCTCCCTTAAAAACTGCAAGACCAAGCCTCTTTTTGGTACTCATCAGTTCTCTATAAGCTAACAGCTGAGAGATAGCAGAGTCTACATCATCCCAACTCAAGTCCATCTTAGCAGTGAATGGATCTTTATGAGTAACAGTTAACCCGTTCCTCATATCACCATCCAACCATTCTATTTCTAACATTAGCTTCTCCTGTTTAATTGCTACCTATATATTATACCACATCGAAAGGTCTGTTATCTGTTTTGTCTAATATAATATTTATTTCCTCTGGAATGAATCCTCTATTAGATAACCTAACACAGTCTCTCATTATACCACACTCACGACTGTCATCAATATAAAAGCTAGACCAATCCAATACCTCTAGTGCTATGTCATGATCTTCTGGTGTCATATATATCTCTGGCTTAAACATCTCCTTCTGTCCTGTCATACCTTATCTCCTTTTTAGCTTCCCTTCTCTCACGTTTCCTAGATTTAAGATGCTTTCCGCCTTTCTTAAGTATAGGATAATTATATCTTGGCTTAACTTGCCGTTGCTTCATCTCTCATTCTCGTAAATCGTGTAGCCAGACAGCTATCAGGTAAATCTTT